TGTAGTGCTTGCAGATTGCACGCGCCGTATTCGGACCAAAGGCACCATCGGCATCAACGCCAACTTTGGCCTGTAGCTTCTTCATCGCATCGCTCATGTCTTTCTCCTAAACGGTGCCATCAACGCACGCCCGATGGCTTCCCCCATCTGTGTCGGCGTCGGCAGCAGCCAACCAATCAACGCAACCAGCAGAACCCACGGCGGTATGTCTTGGTTGTTCACGGTCAATGTCTCGACCTGCCCGGTTTCCATTTCCGTTTGTATCACATCCCGGCCCGCTTCGATACGTTCTTCAAAAGCAACCGCCGTCTGCCGGTTCTCGCGCCCAGCCTGCACATTCGCCGCCACATTCGGACCACCGCCCAGCATACCGAGCGGAAGCGCGCCACACCCCGCCAGAGCCGCGCAGAGCGCCAGAGAGGCCGCAAGTCTCATTCCTGCCGCCCCATATTGGCAAAACCAAAGTAGGCCCCCACAAGCGCGCTCAGAGAGCCATACATCATCATCAGGATGGCTTCGGCCTTCGCCATACGTTCCGGGTCATAGATCACAGCTGCGGTGCAGACGATCATCATACCAAGAGCCGCCCACGCCATCCGGCGGCGGTTGGATTGATAGGCTTTCTTGTCGGGGATGTATTCGTTCATTTTTGGCTCGCAGACCAAAGGATGTATGCCAGAAGCGCAAGGCCAGCGATGCCAGCAGCCAGAACAAGCACCACCAGCGTTACGTTGATTGCCATTTCCTTCATCTCAGCGCGCCGGTGATCGGTCGCTTGCTTGCGCTTGCGAACCTGCGCCTCAATCCGCAGCAGTTCCTCCCACCCTGCCTGCCCGTAGCTATACTGAACGAATGTGCGCAATTCGTCGCGCTGGGCCTCAATCTTCTTCTTCGCCGCGAAGATTTCGATGGCTTCGGCCTGCACCGATCCGCCCATCCGCCACCAAGGCGGATCTGCCGCTTTTTTGCTGAGAAATTCTAGGTCTGAAACAGCGCCCGCCCAAGTGGCAAGCTGCCCGCCCATATCCTGCAATTCGCGCCCGACCGCGATGCCTTGCTTCAGCGCGTTATATGCCGCGCTGGCAGTCGCTATGATCGTGATCGGGTCCACGGCATTATTTCCGCATCGCCTGTTCGATGCTATCCAATTTGGAATTTATTGTTTTCAGGGTATCGCGCAGTTCTTTAAACTCGCGGTCGTGAAATTCTTTATTTGCTTCCTGCATAGCGCGCAGAACTGCAATTTCAGTTTGTTGGGATTGTGAACGACTATGGAGTAACCACACAAATGCTGCTACCGGAGCAACCACCCATTGCATAATCGTGTTGATTACGTCCATTTCTTTGGCCCTTAATATTTGCCTTCCCACACACGAAGATGTGAGTTGTCGCTGTTGTTCAGTTCGCGGGCAACCACCTCCCGCATCGCAGTTGTATCGTTGGGATTAACTCCCCATTTCTTCGCCCACTCGGCCCACATCTTCATCGGCACCAGACCGACCAGCTTGCTTTCTCCGGCGCTGTCCATTCCTGCGCTTTTGAGCGCCTTCGCCCTTTCCAGAACCGGGCTCCAATCGTGCGTTTGCTTCACGATCAGCTTGTTGTCTTCCAGCGTCACTTGCTCGTTGATCTTCATCGACCGCCTCAAATGTCAGGTGTGGGTAAGCCGCCCGTAATGCCGCTGCATTGTCCGGGTGCATCCGAATGATCTTGCCGCGACGATGCCAAACACCACCGCGAAAGATGCCTTCACAGGTTACGATAAAATCGGCCATCTGAAAAGGAGCGGCCACTAGGACCGCTCCAATTCTTTCATTTACGAAACAGCAGCCGAGAACGGCGTCGCTTCGGTGCCCGATGCTTCGGACATGACCAGCACGGCCCAAGTGTCAGCCGCGATGTCGTCGCAGATCACGCGCCAGCCCTTGAGGCCACCTTTGGTGGAGCCGTCGAGGGTGATGGTGTCCGAGGTAGCAGCCGTGTAGAAGCACGATGCACCAGCGCTGTCGTTGCCGAGGTAGGCAACACCGGCCATCGTGTCGTCGCCAGTCACCTGAATGATCTGGTCGCCAGTGGCGTCCACAGCACCGATGAACTCGTAACGGTTGCCCGAACCAGTGGCGGCGGGCAGCGTTGCGGTCACACCGGCTGCGCGGTTGAGAACAACGCGCTGTCCGACATGCGCGTCATCGGTGATCGTAACGGTAGCGTCTGCAACAGTCACGATGCCATAGTTGGAGAAATACGGAGAAGGCATTTCATGCTCCTTTCAAGGTTTGGAAAAGAGGGGGCGGCTTTCACCGCCCCAACTGTTACCCGGTGATGGTGTTGTCGAAAATGCCGCCGCTGGCCTTTTCGTTCTTACACACCAGCGTGAGTTCGGTGATGACCTGACGCTTTTCGTTGTCGCCCGTCTTCGCCAGTTCGGTGTTGCGGGTCGGGCGCAGGATGCCCACGGCCCACATATCGTCCTGCATGATGAAAACGTCGCGGCTGCGGTTTTCACGGGTCGGCTTGAACTCAACAGTGCCCCACGGCGTAACATAGACGGCCATATGCTTGATGACCTTCTCTGCTTCCGCAGTAATGTTGGAACGCTGGTTGTTGTTGCCGGCGAAGCCCAGAGCCTTGTTCATCTGGTAGGCCGAGAGGTAAACCGAGTCCGGCTTGCCGCCCGAAGTCCAGATTTGCTGCATAACGTCATCGAACTTCGTCTGCGAGAACGCAGTAAGCGTGGTGACTTCATCGGTGCGGGCGTCGGTGCCGTCGCCGGTCGGGTCTGCACCTTCGTTTGCGCCGAAACTGGTGTTGGTCGCCAGCCAAGCAGGAGCACCTGCCAGACGGCGAGCCGCAACCGACGAACCAGCCGAGCGGGCCTGATTTGCGAACAGGGCCTTTTCGATGTCCAGCTTCTGCTCTTTTGCAATCTTCAGAACTTGATAGGCCATTTCACGAGCGCGACCGGCTTTGTTCAAGCCTTCGTCGGTGCCGGGAACAACCACAGCGTTCTTGAAGATTTGCGTATACGAACCCAAGCGGCTGGTGGCGGCGCGCGTTTCAGCAATGGTGTCATCGCCTTCAATATGCGCGTTGTCAGCCGAGTCACGCAGGCTGTCGGTCTGCCACTCGTGGAAGGTGTTGGTCGCGCGAACCTTGGCGCACGCGGTGTAGAACGGGGTTTCTTCGGGATCGACGTTATAGATCACATCCTGAAGGTCTTCACGAATACCCTTGACGTCATAGGAGTCAAGCGTGTTTGCCGGTTGTGCCATTTTGAGCCTCCTTATAGCTTCTGGCGCAATTACCTAAGCAAAAGATCAATGAAAGCTTCTGGCTTCCCAGATCGTTTTGCCGCCTCAAGTTTTTTCCGACGAACAACCTTCTGCGGTTCCGGCCTACGGGCTTTGGGCTTCACGTTTTTCGGGGGCGCGGGCTGCTTTTTAGCCTGTGCTTTACCCGATTGAAGCTGCTGCCACTTGTAGGCGTCATGCAGAACTTTCACCATCCGGGCGTCTTTGATGCCCGATAGTTCATCAGCCGAGAACCCATATGCCTCATTGCCGACCTTCACCAATGCAGACTTAATCTCATTGGCCTTTTCGGCGTCCGCAAACTCAGGGATCATTTGGATCAATCTCTGGGCCTGCTCTTGCAGCATGACTTGCGCGGCCTGCTGTTCCAACTGTTGTTGGCGTATAGCCTGCTCTTGCAGTTGTGCCATCTGCTGTTGATACGATGCGAGTTGCTTTTCGTATTTGGCATTTTCCTGCATGTAGCCAATCGGGTCTTTGTTTAACAAATCCTCGCTGGGCTTCTGCGGGGGGGTCATTAGTCCTTGCTGCTGCACTTGTTGCACCGTCGCAAAGAACTGCTGGCGTTCGTTTTGCAGAGTATTAAACAACGCTTCGGCTTGTTTCCGCGCCTCGGCTGCTTGCTGCATACCCTTCTGGATATACTTCTGGCCGGAATAATCCCGCTTTAGCTCGTCAAGAGTGACCTCAACCTCCTCACCGTCAACTTTGACTTTGAAGGTCTCTGGCTTCTTATCGGCGTCGGTTTCTTCGTCCTCGCTATCCTCGTCATCAACCTCGGCCTCGTCGGCGTCGGCTTCATATTCGGCTTCGTCCTCGTCGGTCTCAGCCTCGTCAGATACATCTTCCGCTTCAATCTCAGCTTCGTCTGTATCTTCCTCAAGCGCCTCTTTGGCGGTCTCTTGAGTTTCGGTTTCCACAGGAGCCAACAGGCTCTCTACGGCAGTATCAATATCAGTCGCTTGCACGGTCCCGATCCTTTTTGTCCTTGATGGCCTCGGCGTCCAATCGCGCTTGAAGGGCATCAAGGATGGTTTGCACGGCGCGCACATTATCGTGCGCACTCGTAATGCGAGTTATATCACAACTTGCATCCAAAAACACCCCAACAGCGTCGGAGCGTATTTCTTCCATTAGGCTGTTGAAGGCGGGGCTATTAAGCAATTCCCGCGCTTCAAGCGCCTTCTGTTTCACTGTCGCCATTACATCCCCGGCATGCCATATGGACGCGGTGCGGCCTGTTCTGCGCGGATGCGCGCCACATCTACGTTAGTGCCATATTGCCCAAGAATTTTCGCCGCATCTACAAGCAACTGCTGGGCCATTTCATCGCGCTTCAAGTCGTCGTTATTTGCCATTTCCAGCAACTTGCGCTGATGCTCCATTGCGGCTTTTTGCATATCGACCTGCGCCCGCGTCTGCGCCTTCATTGCTTCGGTTTGCATATAAGCCGCGTTTGGATCGCCCTGCTGCTGTTGACCCTGCGCCGCTTGCTGCGCCTGCATCATCAGCATTTGCTCGATTTGCGGGTTCATCTGGTTGTAATACCGATCCGCATTGTGGACGCCCGCCATACCGAGAATGTCGGCCAGCGTGTTGCGGATGCCGGTCATCGTCACAAGGCCATTCGTCGGGCCGTATGCCTGCCAAATCTGCATCTGCATTTGCAGCGTCATTTGCAGCGCGGCAATGCGTTCTTCGCGCTGGTTGTTGCCCAGACCGACATTCGTGATGACGTCCAGATCACTTGTCCACGAGCGCGGGTCAACCACCACGAAATTGCCATCAATGCGGATCATTTCGTCAGGGTTCGGATGCTGCCGCGCGATCTGCGCAATCAGCTTGAACATCTGTTTCATGCCGCCTTCGGCAAGGTTGCGAGCAATCAACTCTGAGACCGCCGTAGCGGCCTGCACAGCGGCATTGACGCCCGCAGCGGTCTGGGATTGCAGAACGTCCGCATCCATCCCCATAGCGGCCCCAGTGACGCCCGTCTTGGCGCGCACAGTCTCGTCAAAGAATTGCAGCGCGGGCAGGACAGCCGTGGAGCCGGTGCCAACCGCGAACTCGCGCAGTGCGTTGATGTCCTTGACCCGGACAATCCCGCCAATCTCGTTGTTCAGCAGATCGTCCATATTCACCAAATTGGTAACTGCGGCCACGCGCGGATTGTTCTGCATTGCAATGCCGTCAAGCAGGCCGCGCAGCATAGAAGTGGCCGCGTCCTGATCGTCGGTGATAATCTCGGCCAGCGAGCGCCCAAAGAATGTGTGCGGCTCCGGGTCAACTTCAAAGACTGCAAACGGCACATAGTCGCACAGTTCGTAGTCCAGCAGTTCGTATGATGTCCCGGCGCAGATAAATTTATACATCTTCGGAACGCCAGTGCCCTCAATGTCCATCCGCATGTAGGCTTCGGTGAACAGCACCTTGCGCATCGACGGGTCGTTGGGGCTTTCGTTGTCGTCGTTGTCGTCCCAGCCGCGACGGGCCAATTCTTCCTCGTCGTCAACAGTGCTGTCGCCATCGCCGGACAGGCGATAGACGG